TGTCTGGAGCGAACTCAGCATTGTCGCCATCCCAGCATTCGCAGGAGCACAGATCACCGACATAGCTGCGAGTATCCACCAACCAGATGAAGAAGTAAGCAATAATCAAGAAGTAGTCCCAGAACAGGAGCAAGAAATGGCACAAGAAATCGAAGTAACAGCACCAGTCGAGGCATCAACCCCGACACCACTTTTCGCATCAGCAAAGCGTGAACCACGCCTGCCAAGTGCAGCTGAGTTTGTTGCAGCAATGCACAAAGGCGGAGAAGTTGCAGCCAACGCAAACCGCGTATGGAACGATTACCGCGCTTATCACAAGTCAGACATTGAAGCTGCAGCTGGAGACAATGTGCTCAGCAATGACGCAGGTATCGTCCCGGTCAGCATCTTGGCTCCTGTCTTCGCGGATATCAACTACATCGCTCCGGTGCTAAATGCACTTGGCACTCGCGCAATGCCAGCTGGTAACACTGGCGCGACATTCGTGAGACCAACTTGGACTACCCACCCGACGGTGGCACAGCAAAGCACTGAACTCACAGCAGTATCGGCAACGACTGCAGTGATCGCAGCGAACACGGTTAGCAAAGTGACATTCGCTGGTCAAGCACAGCTCTCATATCAAGTAATCGACTTCACAGATCCGAACGCAATGCAGATCATCATCCAAGATCTTGCTGGTCAGTACCTCACCGCAATTGACAACTACGCTGCAGACAACTTGCTTGCAGCAGCATCAGCTGACGGAGTGTGGGATTTGACTCCAGAAGACTTGATGAAGTCAATCTACGATGCAGCAGTCACCATCTCGCAGGCAACAAACTACTTGCCGACTCACATGTTTGTGGACCCAGCAACTTGGGCTCTCATGGGTCAGCTTGTAGACAGCACCAAGCGTCCAATCTTCCCAGCACTCGGTGCACCAGGATTGAACGGCATGAACTCACTTGGCGCAGGCTCAGCTGCATCATGGTCAGGCATGAACCCACTCGGTCTTGAGATCGTGGTGGACAACAAGTTCGCAGCAAAGACCATGGTCATCATGAACAAGAATGCGTTTGAGGTGTATCGCCAAGACCGCGGATTGCTCTCCGTCGAGGTACCGAGTACGCTCGGTCGCCAAATGTCGGTGTTTGGTTATGCAGCAACATTCGCTGCGAACTCGAGCATGATCCGCAAGATCACACAGGCTTAGTCGAGAGCGGAGCTTCCGCTCATGGCAACTTACAGCGTTACCTTCAAGTACCTACTGGATAACTACGCCGTACTGCAACTCCTCACCCCATCGGAGATTGCAGTCGGCGAATCCATTTCGGTCACATCAGTTGATGCAACATTCAACGGAACCTACACCGTCTATGCGTTGCCAGAGTTTGAGTACCTTGGCATCGACAGCGAAGGCGATCTGCTTTACGACTTCAATGTTCCGATCCAAAATCAGGTTCTCTACGCCAAGACCGCAAGCGATGTCTCGCGTATAGCTGCGACCGGCACGGTCACATACACACAGACCTGCACATGGATCACTCAACAAAATGTCCTCGACTGGCTTGGCATCTCCGTCGCTACAGCTGGCGATCAAGCTTTTGTGACAACTTGTGCAGCTGCATCGAATGCGTTCTGCAGTAGGCGCAGAGCTGAGGCAGGTTACACAGGGGACTCGCTCACGACCGTTCCATCGCAAGATGTGTATCTGGGCACGGTTATGTATGCCGGCATGCTTTATAAATCGCGCGGAACGGTTGATGTATTTTCTAGCTATCAGGACATGGGTCAGACACCAGTCGTCGGAATGAACGGTCAGATCAAACAACTTCTCGGCATTGATCGCCCAGCCTGCGCATGACCGTCTCCAATTACACCGATCTATTCAACAATGCGATGAGCGCGTTGGGAACAAAACTGGCAACCGCGACTGGCTTGCAAGTGGTCACTGATCCACGCAATTTGAGACCGCCGTGTGTCTTCATCTCGGCTCCGTCTTTCACGATGTGGAACTACAACATCGCCAAAATGACATTCCCCGTCCAGATCATCTCAATGGGTCCGGGCAACTCTGACGCATTGGGTAACATTCTCAACATGGCTGCATCTGTAATGACCGCAAATGTCGGAGCAACATCAGGATCCCCGACCAGCGTCGATGTTGGTGGAGTAGTACTCCCGGCATACGAGATGATGATTGAAGTACAGGCGCAGACATCATGAGCTTCTTCATCGCATCCGAGAAGCTTGGCAAGATCGGTGAGCTATTCGAGCCGAAGGATGGCATCAATGTCGGCGCGCTTCTGGCTGGTGGCTTCATTACCGAGCGCTCTGAGGTATCAACCACAGAAGAAGAAAAACCTGCTAAAACTAAACCTAAGAAAGCATCCAAGGAGTAATCATGGCAACTAGCACTTATCTTTCGTCACCAGTAGTCACCGTCAATGCAGTGGATCTCAGCGATCAATGCACAGGCGCGACCGTGAACATCAACTACGACCAGCTCGAAGCAACCGCTTTCGGCGACACATCACGCAAGTATGTGTCAGGTCTTGGATCACACTCAGTCACACTGGACTTCTACGCGAGTTTTGCAGCGACCGAAACTTGGGCAACGCTCAAGGGTCTTGTCGGCACATCCACCAATGTGATAGTAAAACCAACTAGCGCAGTTGATTCGGCAACGAACCCGGGCTTGACATTTACTGGAACATTCTTGGCAGCTCTGCCAGTAGTTAGTTCTTTGGGTGCTCTCGGAACCATTTCCGTGACATTCAATGGTGGTGTATATACCGAGGACACAACGAACCCATAAATCTGACCGCACATCGGTCCGACACGAAAGCGAGTACTAATGAAGCTGCACCTAAAGGTGACAGAGAGTGGCAAAGACCCATACGAAGTGACAACTAATCTCGTCACACTCGTCGCATGGGAACGAAGATTCAAGCGCAAAGCGTCAGACATGGCGAACGGGATCGGCGTAGAAGATCTCGCGTTCTTAGCGTGGGAAGCATGCAAGCAAGCGAAGATCGTCGTGCCGGGAGAGTTTGACAAGTTCATTGCCAAGCTCGACTCGGTAGAAGTGAGCGCTGAGGAAATAGAAAACCCTACCCACGCGGAACTCACCGAAGGCTCCTAGCAGAATTGCTGGTTGCTCTTTCGTGGGCTCCGCGCTTCTACGAAGAAGAGTTTGACACTGCCGACCTACTCACTGTCACTACTGTGTTAGAGGAAAGAAACAGGAAGTGAGAACATGGCGAGAACTGGCGTTCAGGTATTTGGGATCAAGGAAGATCTCAAGACGCTGAACAAACTCGCCCCAGATCTACGCCGACAGATCACCAAGGACTACCGCGCACTTATGCAACCGACCATCTCGGACGCGCGAAACAATCTTCCAACAGGTATCGGCGTGACCGTCATGCGTGGCTTTGGTCGTAAATGGCGACATATTTTCCCTTGGGACAAAGCAATTGCGAACCGATCTATCACGGTCAAGATTGACACTCGACGCGCACGGAAGCGCAATATGGACAAAGGCGCGCAATACGAAACACTTAGCGCGTTTCTTGTGCAACAAAAAAACCCTGCCGGAATCGTGTTTGACATCGCTGGTCGTGGTGGTAAATCGTCATCATCACAGAAGCGAAAAGGCATCAGTTACGACTGGAACAACACTCTGATCGAGAACATGGACAAGACCTTTGGTAAGGCTTCTCGCTCGATGTACCCAGCAGTAGAAGCCAACGCTGACAACATTGAAGCAGCGATCAAGAACATCACAGAAGAAGTCGAGCGCAAGCTCACGATCGCATTAAGTAGGAGCAACCTCTAATGGCTATTCGCATCCCGATCATCACCGATTTCCAAGGCGATGGAATAAAGAAAACTTACGCGGAGTTTAAGAACCTCAGCACCAACGCAGAAAAAGCATCTTTCATTATGAAGCGCGCCATGATTCCAGCAACGGCTGCAGTCACAGCTCTCGGCGTGGAACTCGTACAAGCTGCAAAAGCAGCTGCAGCAGATCAAGCTTCACAGGCACAACTTGCGCGCCAACTCAAGTCCTCAACCGATGCCACAAGCGGACAGATCAAAGCCAACGAAAACTTCATCTCAACTCTCCAAATGAGCGCAGCTGTCGCAGACGATGAACTTCGTCCGGCACTGGCAAGCCTTGTCACAGGAACTGGCGATCTTGAGACAGCTCAACTTGCTTTGCAGACTGTCCTCGATATCTCGGCTGCCACAGGCAAGGGCGTTCAAGAAGTCGCTGATGCTGTGTCAAAGGCTTACGGCGGAAACACCAAAGCGATAAAGCAACTATCCCCTGAGCTCTTCGGTCTAAT